GATTGACCTCTAGCTTTGGCGGCTTCGTCTTGCATAGCCGATTGTTTTTCTAGTGAGATATTTTCGTCCTCACTGTGTTCTTGTATAACTACTATTTCCATTATTAATCGCTTGCTTCTACTTGTTGATTCATATTCGCTCCTTCTTGAGCTTGGCTTAACAGGCTACTAATCGCATTTACGCCATTAGGTACAGCAGCTTGCATCATCGCTGCTTGTTGGGCTTGCTGTGCCTCTTGCTGCATCTGTTCAGGACTCTTGATTAACTCTTGAGTCTTGATACCCAGAGAGGTTGCTCTACGTTTGAAGTATTCACTTACATTAACGAACTGAGCGACAGCTTCAGCACCAACCACTTGAGCTGCTCCAGCTAGGAACAAGTCAAGTTTCTGTAAATCATTACCACGACCTAATGCTTCAACACCCGTAATGATAACAGGGTTGACTATATCCTTAGGTAGTTCAGGTAACGATTTCTTTTTCTTCATTACTACCAACAGTCGGTTGACCATAGGCATCTGAAGTTCTGTACTAAGTAGAGAGTAGAGACCACCTAAGGCAGACTCTAGTTCCATACTTAACATTCTTATTTCTTCGGCAGTCACACGTTCGGCTTGTCGAACAACTCCTGAAGTAAGTAAGAAGGCGTGTCCAAGTCTATCTTTGATTTCTCTGATAGTTTCTTGGGCAACACGAAAGTCATTAAATTTATTAAGTTGTAGAACCGATACGTCCTGTGCATTACCTTGGGTGATAGCACCATTGGGTGACTCAGCTAGTGTCCTCGCTCTGGTTGTCCCGTTAGGGTTGACCATGAATAGAACCTTGGCTGCTGCCGCACTACCCTCAACGATAGCTTGGGTAAGTGTCTCAAGTGACTGAAGGTCTCCGAGGTATTCTTCTACATAACCTCGTCCATAGTCTTCACCATCAACGCGAGTAAAGCGAAGGGGGATGAATGGGTTCTTGTTGAGTTTGTATTTACCTTCAGAGGATGGGATGCGAACACCGTTGATGTCTTGATAGACAAACCAGTGGTCACTCTTACGGCACACGGCTGTGTAAAGATTGATAGCCTCGTCAGCACTTTCTCCTTGGACACCTACGAGTTCTTTCAACTCATCGGATAGTGACATATAGGAAAGTGTTTCCTTGGTGCAGATGTATAGGGTATTACCCATAGCGTCACGCTCAACGCAATAGCGGTCGAGATGGAATACACGCATACCTCCATCATCAGGCATATATACTAAGGCATTACCAGAAACGATAAGATGCTTGAGTGCTTCATGAATAGCAACGCGATAGGTCTCACGACTAATCTCATCCATCACAGAATCTTCTACTTGTTGAAGTCCTGCTTCTATTTCAGATAGTACGCTCGCATCAGCGCCTTCGGCTGCCAAAGCATACTTGTCTATGTTTAATCTAAAGAAGGGGGCGTTGGGGGGTAGAAGTGCCAACAGTAATTTAGAAGCGAGGTTGTTTACTCCTCTTGCCCCAACGCCTTGAAATGGTGTCTCTAACCGTGAATGAGAACCGAAGCCCTCATCAGGCATTACATAAGGTAAAGTTAATTTAGATGCTTGTCTGGCTCTGTCTAGGTATTGGTAGCGCTTCCCTTCAAGGGAGGTGTATAAGCTTTCGGCAGATTTGTTACTCATAAATATATTAGTCCTCTTCGACTTCTAGGGGTGAATAGGTATCAACAGTAGCGGACTCTTCGGACTCGTCGAGGTCATACTCAGAAACATCTAAAGCCCACATACCGTCAGCCGTAGGGACTGGCTTGGTCAACCATCTGGTTCCCTTGCCTTCAGTCCAGTAGGCGAAGTTGTTGGTTTTACCTTCTTCGTCTGCTCGCTCTAGGGCAACTTCTTCACTTGCGTAGATTAGATACATTAGTAGATTTCGTATTGATTGTTAATGTTAGCTTCGATGGCAGGACGGTTGGCTGACTGGTCAGATTGGTAAAGAATAATTTCTTTAATTGTGCCGTCTATTGACTGATTTGAGTTAACGGCAGAAAAAGCTATCCTAAAGCCAGTGTTGGTTCTATCTGCAGTTAATGCAACGTTGGTTGTATCACCATTAACGCCTACTACCGAACTACTTCCATTGAATAAATCAAATCTTAAGTAATTGGTATTAATTGCAAATGCACTTCCAGTAGATGTTCCACCAGAAAAAAGGGCGTGGGTTGTTCCAGTTTGCCTGTAAAATCCAGCGGTAGTGCCAGTATCTACACCATAAATAACGTTAGTTCCCGTATCTCTTACCTTACTAACACTTAATACTGTGTAAGGTGGAGAAGAGTCAGTTGTATTAACAAAACTAAAGGAATTACTTCCATTAAAATCAATCTCTGGATTATTATTGCTATCGGTTACCAAAGCACCACCATCAACAATCTTAGGTTGGCTTCCAGCGACTGCCTGTGTAGCATCAGCGCCGTTACCTGACTGGTCATACCAAGTCTCTACAAAGCCGTCCACTTGGTCAAACCCTGTGTCTACTCCAGCGGGTAGGTCAATGCTGTAGGCTTCACCGATGTTAGCTTCAAGGGCTGTGCGGTTGGCTGTTTGGTCGGAAACGTAGATGATAAGTTCCTTAACGGATTTTTCATAATTTCTTTGATAGCTATTGCCTATATTTGCACCGATGTATTCTATACAAGAACCCGCTGTATTAGCACCTGTAGTTCCTAGGGCTGACCCAGTTGGGTTTCCCACCACACCGTTAGCGCTTATTTGCACATTCGCTTCGGTTCCTACGCCTGAATGATTAGTAGAGAAAAGGACAGATGCGGTCGATGGAACGGAGAAGCCATTTGCACCTACTGGATTCGTTGATAAATAATAAGCACAACCATAAGTGAGAAACCGAAGGTCTCTATTTGAGTTGTCCCCTAATATAGAATAGTTCGACGGCATTGCGACGGTGTAGATAGAAAGAGGGTTGGATGATTGTATCCCAAGCGGGTTATCGCCTGTACCACCTATATCTAGTAGGTCATCAACACCATCAAACTTAATACCATCTGCATTTAAAGAACCATCAATAACAATCTTAGGCTGACTCGCAGCCGTTGCTTGAGTTGCGTGGTTACCTGTTGCTGTATCTCCTGCTTGATTGGTTACACTTTGGTCATACCAAGTTTTAACGAAGCCGTCGAACCCTTGACCTGTAAATAGAGCTGGTGAACCTGCGACTGTGGCATTGTTGCTTCCCGTTTGGTCTGTCCAGTCGGCACTTGTGTTGCCGTAGCCGTTGTAGGAGTTGATTAAAGTCCCTGCACTAGTGATTGATAAGTCATAAATAAATCCATCTATCAGCCCAGATGTTGTCGACCTACCCGCAAGAAAACCAATTGTAAACGAGGCACTGTTGGTTGATGTTCCTTTAGAAACACCGTCAAAAAACAATTCAATCGTTGTCCCAGACCTTTTTAATTTTACGGTCGTTAGTGTGTTTAAAGGAAGGGATGCACCCGAAAATGAGCTAACCGTTCCATCATTTATTAAACTTGTCCCACCACTGCTAAAGAACAGGCGGTTTGATGACCCATTTCCCAAAAGACACGGAAATGAACCCCCTACTATGTCTACGGATTGCAACAAAATTTTGGATTCAATCTCAAAGTCACCCGCAAGGACAATATTTGAACCAAGCGAAACTGAATCATTTACTCCATCAAAATATATCCTCTTGTTAGCCGCAGGACTACCAGCCAATCCCGCATCGGCAAAACTTATAATGTCAGTATCGTCGTTTAAGCAGAAGTTACGAAGCGTTCCATCGGTAACCTCAGCCGCAGTAAAGGACTTCAGGGCATCATCAGAGGGTCGTCTTACCTGTGCTACGAACTTACCATTAGCACGGGCTACGGTATCTCCAGTAGCCGCTAAGGTAGCCTGTCGTGTTCCTAGGCTACGAAGGGAGTAAGCGGCTTTTGCTATCTGGTAGGCTCCATCACGACCTGTAGCTGTAAGAGCCTTTAGGTCAAGTGGAGCTACGACTTGAGTATTTACCCAGTTCTGGAGAGTGCCATTAGATACCTCCTTTGCTAAGAAGTCACGCTCGTGGTTATCACTGGCACGACGAACGCGGACAACCTTGTTGTTTCCTTGCTTGTCGTTGAGGTCTCTTAGAGAATATGCGGCTGCTGCCCCACCAACTACTTTACTTAGTAGAGGACGAGACTCACCCTTGCGGTCTGAATCTATTACTTGTGCTGTGCGGTCTACTGTAACTGTCTCCCCGTTGACCGTCATAGTTCTTACACCTGCAAACTTATCACGATTGAATGTGAAAGGTTGACCGTTTACCGTTAGG